TACTAATTCTTGTTTAACTGCTGCTGATATTGCACGACCTAAAGCCGCCGCCTGTCCTTGATCTCCTTGTACTTGTGATTGTCCTTTTGCATCTACGTTAACAACAACAGAAGTATTACCTAATTGATTGTTTGGGGTTACATGCCCGCCCTTGCTACCAAGACGTAATAATTCAGGACCACGCTCACCTACTAAATAACTTCTACCAGCACTAACTGGGCCGCCCATTGCTCTAGCCATCTGTGGAGGTCTTGGGACTGGGGTGGTATTACCACCGCTAAATAAACTTCCAAACCAATTACTAAAAGGTGCTGTAATTGTCTGTTGTATTGCGATGCGAATCATATCTCTAATAATGCTATTTGCTAATTTTCTAAATTCCAATTGTCCAGTCATTACAAAATCAACTAATGCATCTTCCATCCCTTTCACTCCTTTAATAACTACATCTGACATCGCTTCACCGACAGTTTTAATTGAATCTCTAAAGTTTGTTATTTTTAATTTCATTTGAGCGCCAAAAGTTTTCGCTAATTGCGTCTCTAATAAATTCGCGTCTTTTGTCCCTTTATTAAAACCATAAGCATCACCCGCCTCTGATTGTCCTGTTGTAATAGCTTTAAAGGCTTCTTGATTTCTTTTGAATCTTTCTAAAACGCCTTCTCTATATTTTTCTGCTGATTCATTCATTCCTTCAGTATCCATTCCGAACATCTTTTGTGCTCTTTTGCCAATCGCTCCGATCAAATGAATTAATTCTTCTACTGCAACAATTGTTGACATCACTGCAAAGGCAATAGACCTAAAGCCAAAACCAACGACCTTAAAAAAACCTTCCCAATCATTACCACTTTCAAAAAGCTTTCTAAAAACTTCTAATACTGAATTTAAGGCTGGTAATAATGCGTCTGCTAATTGTTTCCTAAACCCATCAAATCCAAAACTTAACATTGTCAATTGATCGTTGAAATATTCCGCATTTGCCGCAAAACCTTCGCTCGTTTCATAGTTCCACTTTTCTAATTCTTCTCGACCTGCATTTAATAAAGGGATTAATTGCGCCCCTGATCGACCAAATATTTCCATCGCCAACGCCGCCTTCGTTGCCCCATTTGGCATATCTGAAAAACGTTCAGCAATATCACCTAAGAGAACCTCAGAACTTTTTAAATTTCCGTCTGAATCCCTAACGCTTATTCCCAATGCTTCATAGCTTTCTGAATACGTTTTAATTCCTTGATCCGCTTCTCTTTGTGATTGAGCTAAACGCCTTAAACCCTTTTCGATTGTTGATTGTTCAACCCCCGCTAATTTTCCAGCGTTGACGTATGCCTGCAAACTATCGGCTGCAATTCCTGTTTGCCTGCTTAGTTTCCCGAATGCGTCAGCCTGATTGATTGCACCTGTAACAACTCGACTAAATGCCCCCGCCGTTAATATCAAGGCCATTGCCTTAAACGCCGTGTTGACGCTTAACGCTGCCATTCGTACATTTTTCAATCTTCCCTGTAACCCCTGCATGGAGTTACCCATTCTTTTTATTGCAGCCTGCCCCGTCGTTTTCGCGGCAATTATCATGTCAAACTTAGCCGCCATTATTTCTTATCCTTATTCAAAATTTCAATCGCTTTGATCTCCATAATTTGCAGATCTTCTATAACCGACTTGAGATCATCATACTCGTATAGTTTCGCTATGGCTAATACTGAGTCGTAGTAAAAACCTGTTACTTGACCTAATGCACTAATTCGCCATTGTGTTTGACATCGCATAAATAAATCAAACGCATTTAAATGTTCAGGCCATAAGTAAAAATCATCTTCCGTCTTCTTTGGCAATATCACGCCGAAAGCTTTTGCCGCTGCCTCTAAATCCCCTTCTTTCTCTTTGTTATTTTTAAAAATATAATCAACCGCCCCTGTTAGTTTTTTGTTTTCTCTCCTGTTACTGAATCGATATAAGTTTTTGCGATTTCTATTCCTACTAATGGCTTTTCAAGTAATTGATCAAAAGCCTCATCAGTAAAAGGTATTTGTTCGTCATTTGGATCTAAAATATCTTTCCAACCAACAACAACTTCTTTCGCAAATTTACGGGCGGCCTCGAACATAACTTCCATCTTTGTATTCATTAATTTCTTTTGATATTGTTCGATCTTTGATTGTTCTATTCTTTTAAAGACACAATAAAAACTTTGCTTTTCATATTTGCCGTTATCAATAGGGATTTTTAATTCAATCTTCCATGAATAGGTATCAGATTTACCAAGAACTAAAGGCACTTAAATTTAATACGTCTAAATATCAGGGTAGACCCAATTAACAACTAAAGCAATCTTTAATGGAACTTCAATTCAAAGTCATCGTTTCCACTGTTAGGCAAAGCCCTATAACCAATATCCAACATTTGATAACCTTCGTTTTCAGCTTGTGCAATTGTTTCTAACTGTGTTTGGCCTGCTGTAAATGTGATCTTATTACCTGCTGATTGACCATGTTGGTGGGTCAAGTTTCCTGTAGCTGTTGAATTAACGATTGAATAATAATTTTTTGTCCCTAATCCAATCGATTCTATAGAAACATTTCCAGAACTTGCGCGGTCAGTAATCCTTACAGTTTTAGAACTTCCGACTAATTCTGAATAATAAAGATTGTTATTTTGATCAAAGGTAAATGACTGCATTGAACCCGCATAAGAATGAAGTTGGAAAGCAGTTGTATTAGTACTGTTGGCAACGACTGGGGCTAATTGAGCATAGGTCGGAGTTAATATTGCTGTTGCTGTTGGGGCGTTATATAAACCTAGAAAATTAAATACAAATTTAGGTGTATCGGCTGCCTCGATTTGATAGGTAAAACTTCCTCTTGCCCCTGTCAATTTGTGAAGTGAGCCATCTATATAAACCCCAATTGTCAAGCTATCTGACGTTTCTAAATTCGTCTCTGGAGAGAATACGTTTTGACTTGCCGTCGATGTTTCTATTAAGCCACATCCAAGTAAAAGATCTTTATAGTCTGGACTCGTTCCGGCTGTTCCTGATGGCGTTGCTTCGATTGTTGCAGTTAGACTTACGTGTGTATTTGTCTGAATAAAAGGTCTAGAACCAAATTTTCCATCAATCGTATTCCTATCTAAAACTGTTGCAGCAACGGGTTCAATAGAAACTTCAGTTGCTAATACTGCATCAGTTCCCGCTAATGTTGCCGCTGACGCATAAGAGCTTTCTTTTTTGGCTGCTAACAGCGTCTTTTTAGTCTTTAGAACAGCCATCTAACCAAATCAAATTTACAATATGTCTACATATTAAACGAAACTTGCTATTTAAGCCTAGACACTTGCTAAATCATTATTTAAGGTTCGATATTTAATCTGGTAAGAACAAGTTATAACTCCCGCAGGTTGATCAGCATCAACATTTTCGTTCGTAGTTCCTGTTGGTATCACGTCCATCGTATAACCGCCTAACGTTGAAGTCATAATTTTATTATGAAGGCTTTCCACTATGGGATCAGCAACCTCATCAGGCGTATCGCCTCGAACGATCACCGCAATTTGTAGTTCTAATGTCCAATCGAGAGTAGCTAAGGATGTTGTTTGACTTGCGTTGTCTGCGCTCCATGAAATTAATAATGCTGGACTTTCTGCCCGTGTTAACGCGGTTACTCTTGACCGATAAATTCGTGTACCGACTGAAGTTGTACCAGCCAAAGCAGCCTTAACAGCGTCTAATATGCTTTCTCGTCTCGTTGTCATTAGACCTTAGATAATGAAATTTGACGGGTTAGGCCATCAATATCAGCTTCATTTGTTCGCACCGTATAACTAACATCCTTTCTATTTGAATCTTGCACCGTTAATGTATCGCCAAATTTTAAAGAACTAAAATCAGAATTTTTAACATGTAAAACATAATCAACTGATAAAACTTCACCACCTGCCAAAACTGAAGTCGGTTGATCTAAATAACCACGCCCGACAATACTTCCAGACTTAACCAATGAAGTCTCATCAACGTTGAAAATTGCGTCTAGTGAATCACTCGCTATCGACACTGGCTTTTACCTTTTTAGTTTTGGGTGGAGTTGGAGGACACGCAGGTGCTTCAATTGATTCCTCTGCTTTCCCCATGCGAATTAATATTGATGCATCTTGATCACTTACGTCGTAAATTTTGCCAACTTCTAAGGATTGACCGCTAGCGCTTGTGTTTTTTAATGTTTTAATTTTCATAAGAAAAAAAGGGGCCGTTTCCGACCCCCCGATTTAGTTAGCTAAGTGCGTCTTTAATCGCTGCGAAGCTTTGAGCATGAGCTACCGCTACATCCATCGTTGTGACTGCGCGGATTGAAGTTAATAGCTTGATGAAGTCGTCTTCAGTCTCACTAATAGAAACCTCTATACCTGCGCCCCACATACCCACATAAATGTCGGAGAAATTACCGAAGATAATAGGAGTACAAGTTGATGCAGAACCCTTAGTTAGGTTTGTTGGCAATAGGTTGTTTTCTCTTATTGAGTACCCATTTATTGAACCCGGTGTGCTGCCTCTACTGATGTCCTGTAGGTTGCTATTCCATAGGTAAGCGCCGTCAGTAGTTGTTGAACCACCTGCGCGAGCCTTTTTGAGTTGGTTAATAATCTTGCTGTGAGCAATGTAACCAAGAGACCCAGTTAAAGCGTTGTCTTCAGATAAAGCACCTTCTAGATCGATCAAGTTATTTAAACTGACCGAACCTCCATTAGTTCCTAGAGCAATATTTCCGATTCCAGTGGTATTCAAAACGCCTTCGGGCTGGCCGCCTGAACCCGATCCGTTGAGAATTGCGAGATCCCTAGCCTGATCAATTTTAGTGATCAAGTTACGTCTAGAAAGCTCTTCAATTGCTGGTAATGCTTGCTGTTCAGTTTGCATTGACCACTTGGAATAAGCCGCTACACGCTTAGGAGTTAATGACACATTTGAGAATGTGCTCTCACTCTGAGTAATTGCGGTTGTCTGATTCGTGAGCCAATAAGCAGTCGCGTCTGTATCTCTTTTTGGAATACTTACGTCACCGACTAGGCCCGGCAAAACAGTAACGCCCATAGCCATTACAGAGCTAGTTGCCTGCAATGTTTCTATAAAACGCTCTGGTAAATAGTCAGTTCCAACTAGCGCTCCTCCTGTTCCACTGGCTCCAGTGTTATATGTAGCTCTTAAGTTTTTAGGTGCTAATGCGCCATAAGGAATAAAGACAGATCTTTCAGATGTTCTTTGAACACCGCCTCTCTTTAATACTTCCTCACTAACTTCAGATGCTGCGCCGGCTCCTCTTGAATGATCCTTACCATACAAAAGATATGACATTGAATCTTCAATGCCTCTATAACCGATGTCATTAGTTTCAGTTGAATCGATTTGCTCGACTGTTTCAACTGGCTTTGCTTGAAGCTTGTCTAATGCGATCTTTCTTGTTTCGCCTATAGAAGTACCATCACTAATAAGAGTCTCTTTCAACTCATTACCTAGTTGATGCCTTTCGCATAACACAGAAATTTCTCTAATGCGGTTGCGCTCATCTGAAGCCGCTTTTTTAGAAGCTTCATCACGCACCACGGTCAAATCGGGTGTGTCAGTCATTTCAGTTTTTGTTTCTGAAGGTTTACTTTGTGGCGCGTCAGGAGACGCAACGGCGCTTTCACGCTGTTCTGTTGTCATATTACTTGATTCTTGCTGTTTAGACGTATTGAGTACATTTTCTTTTGCTCTTCCTATTCCTGATTGCCGGAAATCTGCAGGGATACTTACAACCGATACCTCCGCGGGGGTCCAGTCAACCGCCCTAAAATAGCCATCACGATTTTTTTCTTCTTGCGTTTTTTCGATTGAATAACCTACAGATACATTCCTAAGTATTCCGTCATTAACCATCTCTAAGGTTTCCTTACCTAATGCGTTATTTGCAAACTTAACCTCAACCATCCCACGCCTCTTTTCCGAGTCAAGCCAACCTCTTTGAACCACTCCAATAATTTTATCTGGCTGATGATTCAGTAATAAAGGAGCCTGAGAATTTAACCTTTCAAAGTTGATAGAGTCTTTTCCGTGGTCTAAGATTTCATTTCCTAAAACGCCACGGTTGACAGGCTCTTCAGAACTAAACGGAAAACTTAAAGTTCTTTTATCCTCTTTAACTTCAAACTCAACTGATTCGGATCGATGTTGTATTTGATTTTCTAAATCACGTTTCTTTTCCATTGGGCTGTGAGTCATTTTCATCTATATTACCCTCACTTTGCTGTTTAGGCGTATTGCTCATACTGCTAACAGTTGTATCAAACGTTAAACCTAATTGCTCGGCTTGTTCTACTTCATTTTTCCGAGCTGGTAAAAACTCTTCAATATCCGATGATGAAAATTCGCTAATAACTTGCGCCTGAGTTTTAAAGCCTGCTTTTACGGCTTCTTTTGCTGCCGCTACTTCTTTCTGTGGATCAACAAACGCCCAGCCTCTAAATAACCAACGTACCTTTTTATATTTATCAGGATCTAAATCATAATTACCTAAATCTAAATTTCCACTTAGCACCGCAAGATCTAACCATAAATCAAACAAAGGTTGTAAAAATCTTTCTTCTAAATACTTTTGAATCATCTTGTAGTGATCTCTATCCTCTAACAGACTTAAACGCGACGAACTGTAATTAGTCTCACTAAAATCTTTACTAACTGACTCATAAGAAACCCCACATCCACTAGCTAACT